AATTAAAATTATATATATAATTATTATAAATGAATTTTGAAACACTTAAAAATAAATTTTTTATTATTGCTGGTCCAAATGTTATTGAATCAGAAGAACATACATTAAAAATGGCAAAATCCTTAAAAGATATTTTTAGTAATTATGATGTTAATTTTATATTTAAGGTTTCAATTGATAAAGCTAATAGAAGCTCATTAAATTCATATCGAGGTCTGGGATTTGAAGAAGGATTACGTATTTTAAAAAAAGTAAAAGAAGAATTAGATATACCTATAATTACAGACATTCATGAAAGTTGGCAAGCAAAACTTGTAGCAGAAGTTGTTGATATTATACAGATTCCTGCGTTTCTATGTAGACAAACTGATTTGTTAAAAGCTGCTGCCGAAACTGGAAAAATAATACATGTTAAAAAAGGTCAAATGTGTAGTGCTGAACAGATGCATAAATGTAAAGAAAAAATAATAGCATTTGGAAATCCAAATGTTATATTGTGTGAAAGAGGTAATTCATTTGGATATCAAGATTTAGTCGTTGATCCTAGAAATCTAATTTGGCTTAAATCAGATACCAATTTAGTTTCAATGGATATTACACATTGTTTACAACAACCATCACAAAAGATGGCAGATGGTACAGTCAAATCAGGTGGATTACGGGATATGATTCCTCATATGGGGAAAATGGCGATAGCTTTAGGAGTTAATGGTATATTTATGGAGGTACATGATAGACCAGATGAAAGTAAATGTGATGCTCCAACACAATGGCCATTAGATAAATTAGAATGGCTTTTAGAATATTTAAATATTAAAAAAAATAAATGAAATAAAATCAAAATCTATCAATGTAAAATTAAAAAGAAAACAATTAAAAATCTACCAAATGATTTATCTATGGAAATGATGGAGAACAAAAAGTTATCTAAATATTTCCCATTTGATGCTAAACACGATTTTAATGGTGATATCATGAAATTATAAATTAATTATATTTAACTGAAATTTTTTATTTTAAATATTTTAAATATTTGTATAATCCACTATTTTCAATGGGAACTAATTTAGATAAATCATTATATGATAAAGAATTTATATATTTAATATCTTCATTAATATGCAACGCTGTGTTAAATCTCGGAGCTATACCAATTTCACTATTATATATATATTTTGAATTTTGATCAACTTCAATACCAGAAATATACATCTTTTTTACATTTTTACTGATTCCTAAATTTATACATTCAATTCCAGAACTTATAAAAAAATTTTTTTTTATATATTTTGTGGGGAAGTTATATTTTTGTTTTGAATAATCTAATTCTTGTATAATAACATTTGGTGATTTATTAGAAATTCTTTTTTTAAATTTTTCTATCTTTCTTCGTTCATTTTTTCTAATTTTTATATACAAATAATTAATATCTCTATTTAATTTACTCAATATTATATCTATTTTTTTTTGGTAAGATTCATCAGAATAATATTTATGTTCTACTATCCAAATCAATGTTATATTTTTATTATTTATTATTTGTTTATTAAGAATCGCACTATTAGGACATATTACTATATTTGTTTTTAATTTTATGTCTATTGAACTAGGACCACTACAAACTATATCAACATCTTTACCTTTTAAAAAATCTAATTCTTTTTTAAAATTAATATTTTGACTATACATTTCTTTTTTTTTTAATTTTGAAAAAAAATACAAAATTAAAAATATAAGTATAATTAATAATATTATTTTTTTCATTTATATATATATATGATTAAAATATTTGTACCAATTAAATTAAATTCACAAAGATTACCTAATAAAATGATGCTTCCACTTGGTAAAAAATTGCTTTGTCAACATATTTTTGATACATTATTAGAAGTTAAAAAGGTAATTAAATGTGATATTTATTGTTTTTGTTCAGATGAAAAAATAAAACAATATTTACCAAAAGGTATTATTTTTTTAAAAAGGAATAGTGATTTAGATAAAAATGAAACAAAAGGAATAGAAATTTACAAATCCTTTTTAAATATTATTAATGATGGAGATATATATGTTCTTTGTCATGCTACAAGTCCATTTATAAAAAAAGAAAATATAATAAAAGGTTTACAAGAAATCTTAGATAATGGTCATGATTCAGCATTATCTGTATCAAGAATCCAAACTTTTTGCTGGTATAAAAAAAAAACATTAAATTATAATTTGAATAATATTGTTAGAACACAGGATATTGAACCTATATTTTGGGAAACAAGTGCATTTTATATGTTCAAAAAAAATATTTTATTAGAAATGAATAGACGTATAGGTAATAATCCATTTTTTGTTGAAACAGATAGGATTGAATCTATTGATATTGATGAAAAAGAAGATTATGAACTTGCTAAAAAAATTATTTAAACTTACTAATAATATTAATTAATTTTAAATTGCTAAGTATAGGTATATAATTATAATGTTTTAAGTCTTTAATAAATTTATTTTTATCAGTTTCACAGTAAAAATTTCTATTTAATTCATTTATACTTATTTCTTTTAAATCAGGTGTTTTCAATAATAACCTACGTATATCACCATCAGTTAAAATACCTAATAATTCGTCATTATTATTTACAAAAAAACAACACCCTATTTTATATTTAGTCATTTCAAGAAATATTTTAATTAAATCAATATTATTTTCATTTAATAATATTTTCGGATAGTCAGTTATTAGAATATCTTTTATTTGTTTTAAATTATTTCCTATATTACCTGCTGGATGATTTAACTTATACTCGTATTTTTGTAAATTTAATGTATTACATAATTGAGATACTAATATATTTGTAAAAAATACAAATGACATTACACTATTTGTAGGTAAACAATCAATATTACATTTTATTTCATTTTTTAAAGGTAGTATTATAGTTTCATCACATAATTCTTTAAATTTTGAGTTATTGTTACAACAAATTCCAATTAATTCACATTTCTTATTTTGTAAATAAGGTATTAATTCAATAATTTCTTTAGTATTACCACTTTTACTAAATAATAGTATTAAATCATTTTCCCTTAATGAACCAATATCGCCATGAATACTATTCAAAATATTTAAATTGAATGCATTAATACCAATAGATTTTAATAAATTACAACAATGAATAGATATATTTTCGGATTTTCCAACACCACAAAAATAAATATTATTAGTTTTCTTAGTATCATGTATTTTAGTTGCCAATATATTTATAGAGTTCATATCTAAATGATTTAATTGATAGTACATTTCATTTTTCATATCTTTGATAATATTTGGTTTATTTTTATGTTCTTGTGAAATTAAGTATTCACAAAACTCTCGTATACATCCATTACCACCCTTTTTACAACAGACGAAATCACATATATTTAAAACATTTTTATGAGCATCTTTAGGACATCCACTCATAGAAACATTTTCTAAAACTTGTATATCATTTATATCATCACCCATATAAGCTATTTCATTTTCTAAATTAATATTTAATTCTTTACACCATTGTTTAAGAATATCTAATTTATTGTTTTTTCCAAATGAATAATAGTCAACATTCAAATGTTTTATAATTTCTAGTTGTGAATTATTTTCTTTATATCCTGATATTACTCCTATTTTAATATCATTTTCTTTTAATAACTTTATTCCAGTTCCATCTTTAACATTATAGTATTTTAATATATTACCTTTAGTATCAAATAAGACTTTTCCATCAGTAAAACATCCATCAAAATCAAATACACACAATTTTATACTCATAATATTATTTACTAATATTATATTTTAATCAATATTGAGCCATTTTTAGTAACACGATTTATTTCATTCATTGCTTCTATAGATAAATCTTGTCCTATACAAAAACAATGGTCAAAATAATCATCTTTAAATAAAATATCATCATATTCACACTTAACTATATTAGAATTTGTAGTATGTATATTTTTATTCACATTTTCACGAATATTATCTATTCCATAATAATCAAAATTTATATTAAATAATTTAGAATAATTTCCTATACCACATCCTACTTCTAAAACTTTACTATTAGGTTTTATATCTAATTTATATACTATTTCTTTATAATTTAAATTTATGATTTTATTTTCATTATTTTCAGTTATTATATTAGAATTATTAATTAAATCTAAATTTTCTATAATAGTAGTTGTAGATACACCTTTATTATATTCTATCACTTTCATTTTATTTAACCGTAACGGCACTTCAAAATACATTTTTTGTTTTTCAATATCATTTAAGTTTGAAAAAGCATGTACTATCATATCTATATTATTTTTATTAATAAATTCTTCCGTCATTATACCTGGATAATCTAATGTTACTTCATCCACATATTTACATGATCCAACCAATTTTAATCTCTTAGTTTCATTATAATAAGGTTTACGTTTGTATCCTGTTGAATCTTTATCATTATAGATGCCAACCATTAAATATGAATTAGGATATAATTCTTTTATTTTTTTAAAATGTTTAACATGCCCTTCATGAAATAGGTCAAATACACCATCACAAAATAGTTTCATTTATATCTTTAACTACTAATTTCTTTTAAGTGATTTTTTCTTTTTTTTTCCTTTTATAGGTTTCATTTTTTTAGATTTAGTTGAATTCATAAATTTCTTTAACTTAGTTTTATCTCTCAGTAATATTTCTACAAATGGTGATTTTCGTCCATTATTGACTGACACCAAATTAGGATATTTTTTTATCAAGATTTTAGCATTCCTATTACTATCTTCTATTTTACGTGTAGCTTGTATACCTCCAGCAACTTTATAACATCGCGTATAACAACTAACATTATTAAACCGCAAAACCCCACCATCCTTTAAATAATATTTTATAGTTCGTTCATAGTCTTCTTTATCACCAATTGTTCTATGTTCACATTGTCTATTATTTATCACTCCAGTCATAAACCCTATTAAAAATTTTAGATCTTGTGAAACGTAATTATCTAATGGATTTCGTCTATTAGTTGGTTTCATAAAATATGGATTATCTCTTGGATATACACCCCAATTATGAAATCCAGTTTTTTCACTCAATTTAAAAGCTTGATCGAAAAACTTTTTTAAACTAACCATTTTATATACCTTATTATTAGTCTTATCATATGGTTCTACATCATTTTTACATTGCCAAATTTTCCCAATATCATCGTCCATATATACTATCTTCTGTCCTTCGTCAAAATAATTTGCCATAAAATTTCGTATTTCTTTAATACCAGGTTTACCAACCACCAATTTTCCATAAGTAGATGGATCTAATGTTTTATTATACAAATCATATTCAGGTTTATTCGCAACAAAAACATAAATCTTTTGTTTAGGTATTTTATAATCTTTTAAAACATTCAATGTTTTCTTTTTTAATGTTTCGTGTCTTTTGTATGACGGAATAGCAACAATATAATCCATTATTAAAATAATGGTATATAAAAAATAAATAAATCTATTAAATAAATTATTTTCTCAGTTTATTCTTTTTCTTTTTTGTTCTTTTTGTTATTTTTGTTCTTTGTATTCTTTTACGTTTTATACTTCTATTTCTTCTAGAACCACCATATAATTCTTCTCCAAACATTCCCTCTTGTGAGTTCATTCTGGCAAGCCGTGCCATACCTCGTAGCAAAGGTGGTAAATCATCAAGTGTATTAGAACTTGTAGTGGCTCGTCCGGCAGGCCCTGCGCGTTTAAGTCCTCTACAAGAATTATCAAATATTACAACATGTTCATCAGGTTTAATATTTCCAACTAAATAAATATGTTCCATTAATTCTTCTAATTTATATTTATTTTTTGGTTTTGGAGTTAAAGCCTTATTATATTTTAGTATTTCTTCTGCTCTAACTGGAATATCTCCTTTAAAGTCATACACTTGATTTAATTTTAACCCCATTTTCAATTTATTATCGGTTGTTGTTCTTGTAGAAATTATTTTATCATCTAATTTAATGAAATCATTGGCATTATCTTCATTTAATTCAAAAATACCCATTAATCCTTGATGTGGGACATTTGTTTCAAAATAAAATTCTGTATTTACAGGCGGATAATTATACCCATATTTCATAAAATTGACTATATCAGATGTTGTCAAGTCAGTTTTAGGAAATTTGTATAAAGAATTTGTAATATGGGATGTATTTTGTTTTAATTTAGATGTTTTAAGATATTCTGATATTGTTTTATCATCATCTCTAGAAATATATTTTATACAATAATGACTATAATACATATGAACTATATTTTCTAAAATACGTAAATGTTCTAATTTATTGGCATTTATAATTCCTTGTAAAAATACATTTCTATATTGTGAACTTAATATTTTATTTAATAATACTATTATTGTGAAAATAGATTTTCTTCCCAATGGTTGTGTAGAAATATTATGAAATTTATTCGCATTATATGTATAGATTTTTGAAGAATGACTCCATTTATATTCTTTTTTTTGAGCAGCTTGAATCTTTGCAAATACATCTTCAAAATCTAATCTATCTTTTTCTTTATAATCACTAATACTACATGCGGCACCATGACCTTGAATAAAAAATACACGCATTTTTTTTTTATTTGTTTTAATAAACTCATCCGTTATAGGTGTTTTTGGTATATTTTCATTTATCCTACTAAATTGTTGTTCAATATATATATGGTCGTTATCTGGAAATAATGTGGCATGTATCTTTTCGGTTATTTCTGAATCTATAAGACCAGGTGGATTAAAAATATATACTAACAAATCCATTCTATGTGCAGATAACAATGTATACGCATCTAAATTAGTTTTTAATGATTTATTTACATATTTTAAATCATAGTTATTATAACATGATTCAAATATTTTTAAACTTTCATTATTATCAATAAAACTATTAAATTGTTTTGTTGTAAATGTGGCTTTTAATCCATTTTTTATATTAACTAATTTATTTGTAGTATATACCATATATTTCTTAATTTCTTGTATTGGTAATGATAGTAATAAATTAAATGCGGTTAGGTTACAATGTAATAAATCATCAAAACTAATTAATTTTAATTTTTCAATAATTTCATCTTTAAATATGCGTTTAGAAATATATTTTTCATGATCCAAAAATTCAAGGTTCTCTTCTAGAAGTTGTTCATATTCAGCTTTAGATGGTTTAAGACCAAATACACTTAACATTGCTTTATACTCTAATTTTTGACTTAGAAGTAATTCAAATGCATTAAAAAATTCTGATTCAACTTTACTCTTTTGGTAGTATTCTTCTTGTGTTATAACTCCATCTATAACCTCCTGATATAGTTTTCTTTGAACTGGAACAGATATTGCCTCCTTAAATTTAAAACTATTTGGAAAAGAAAAGAGTAAATCTATATTGTTTTTTATACTAGTTAGCAAAGAAGAATATTCATATGGATATTCTTCATATGTGTAGTCCTTAAACATCATATGATTTTCTACAAAAATAGTATGATAAAAATCATCTAATCCATGATGTGTTAACCATTCTTCAATTGGTATTTCTTTAATTATTAATTTTGTTGTTTTTCTAGCAACATTGGCATAACTGAATGATTTTTTTTTAGATGATTTTTTGTAACTCATTACAATTAATATATATAAAATATTTAATAAAATAAAGTTATAATTTTAATTTAGTTATCATTATTTCCCACAAACAATCTGGATCATATTTTTTATCTAAATCAAAATCATATTTTTTTGTAATTCTATCTCTCCAAAAATGAACTGTATATGGTTTATTAAACATTGATTTTATAGATGGTGCTGGAACACCATATTTTTTCGGATATTTTTTTAATGGTGTAAAAGCCTCTTTAGAATGCCACCAATCTAAATTACAAAAATAAACGGGTTTAAGCACATACTTTTCATACTTATATTTTTTAATTAATTGTCTTAACATTTTCATATATTTGAGTTTATCATCATTTTTATGATTTTTATTATATTCTAAGCATTTATCATGTAATTCTTTATAGAAATCGCTTTTAGGTGGAGCTTTTAATACTCCTATATTAGGATTATATTTTGCTTTAGACGCATATGCTCCTTCTTGAATAGTTCTTTCTGAAGAAAATATAAACTCTTGTTCAAAATCAAATACTTTTAAAGTTATCATATCTAAATCAACCCAGTAACCACCTTTTTCATATAATAATTTATAACGCCATATATCTGAAAATGGTAGAAAAGATGATTTTAATGAAAACACCTCATTATAAGGCATAATACTATTACCATCTTTTATAATAGTTCCTTTAGGAACATTCTTAACTTTTTCATAAGTATATAAATGAAATGTATAACCCAATTTTAAAAAACTCTTAATACTCATTTCTTCCATTCTTGATAAACGATCACCTACCCATAAACTTTGAACAACTACCATTACTTAGTAGTAAGAAATTAAAAAAAAAATTTTAATTTATAAATTATTTATAACTATTCATTAAACTGCCTATACTTAATGTTAAAAAACTGGCATTTATAGGAATTAAGCATATTTCAGTTACAACAAGATATATAATAGCATATTTTTCAGAATTAAAAGATAAATAATATCCTAAAATCATAAAAAACAAGTCTCCTACCATATTTACAATACTATCGCCTTTATAATTTTCATATGCTTTATTCTTTCTATATTTATTTATTATATATGGTGTATTTTCAAAAATTTCCCATATTAATTCTAAAATAATACTTATTATAAAACCAGTTGTTAGATTTATTTTTATTAATTTAAATATAAAGTAAAAGATAATACCATGTGTTATATGACTCAACGAATATATATCCATAACTTGCTGACTAGTTTCTTTTCCATCTAATTTAAAATCTATTACTCTTCTAGGATTATGCCACAAAGGTCTATTCATAAATTTTGATATAGTTAATAAATATATAACTATAATTATTACAATTAAAGATATAATAGTTACATTAAATTCTATTTTCATTATTAATATAATAATAAATAATAAATAATAATTTATCCACATATTTTATCTTTTGGTGCTGAACAATGTGATCCTGAACTACCATTATAATCGAATAATACTTCATCTCCATCATTATTAGTATTATATCTCCATAAGTTTTCTTTATCTGCTCCACATTCTCTCAAATAATTTTTATTTGTTACTGGATTTATTTCATACCTATCTCCAAATCTTAATTTACAAAAACTATCAGATTTGTTCCTACAACTTTTATTTTTTATTTTTTCAATATAATTATCCAATTTTTTATTTAAATTTTCTTTAGATTCATTATTAAATTTATTATTAATAAGATATGCTCTAACACTTGACATACCACTTTTAAATGGTTTATTAAACTCTTCTCTAGCTATATCAAGAGGATATAAATATTTATTTTTTCTACATTTTTCTCTAGCAGTTTCGTTTTGAAATTCTAATTCGCTACATGGATTAATTTTATTACATTCTGGATCTAATGATTTTTCAATATAATCAGTATATTTTTCATTTTGTTTATTACAAAACAAAAGAACAAGAATTAACATAGCAAATAATAAAACACAATTAACAATATTCATATCAAGATTTAATTTAAAACTGTTCATTTATAATAATATATTATAAAATAATTATAAAAATTTAAAAAAAAAAATTATTCAATGTTTTAGTTTGGTCCCATAGGTAATGGTGATGGTCCCATAGGTCCCATAGGTCCCATAGGTAATGGTGATGGTCCCATAGGTCCCATTGGTGGTCTTCGCCTTCTTCTTCTTCCTCTATTTCTTCTTAATCTTGGACCAGACTCTGTGTGAATGTAATTTGGAGGTTTTTTTCTATAACTATTTTTGTAAAATTGGTCATTTTGTGGATTGTATACCATAGGTGCTGTGTATCCTGTTTCTGGTTGTGAATCTGAAAATGATACTGGTTGATCTCTAGGTCTAAATTGCTGTTGTCTGAGTAAATCGTCATTAATTTGAGCATTACAATCAATGTCTTTATCTTCGGGTATTCTACACATTCGTCCTGATAATGGACCACCGAAGCTACCATCATCTTTAACTTTCATATTACATTCATTAACTATATTTTTAAGAATTGTATTTGGTACATTTTCTATATTTGTTGTTGTATTCCAAAAATCATCATTATAATTTCTTCTAAGTTTACAAAAGTCTGACATTTTACCTTTTGCAACTCGTTCATGTTCTGGTGCTCTACAAGACATTTTTAGTGCTTTATTCATTAATTCTCCATCTCTACTGTAAATATCACGAACATCTGTATATCTACCATTTAATTTATTTTTATATATATCTTCTGGATAACTAAACATATCTTTCTGACATTCTTGCATATCTTTCCTTTTCTGTTGTGTTTCCCAATCTATTCCAGTTAAGCTATCAACGCCGATAGAACCTGACTTATCCATAACACATGGATGTAATTTTTTACAATTTGGCTTTCTAATTGCTTGTTGGAATTGTTCTTTATTGTAACAACATAAAAGAACAAGAATTAACACAACAAGTAATAAAACGCAATTAACCATATTCATATCAAGATTTAATTTAAACTTATTCATTTTATAATATATAGTTATAAAAAAAAAATCAATTATTTAAATAAATATATTTAATAATTGTAATGATTAAAGAAAATTCAAATTATAATAATTCTAAAAAAACATTAGAAAATACATCTTTATCAAATATATCAAAATATTTAAAAAGAGCATTTTTATTTATATTAATATTTTTATTATTATCTATAAATTTAATTGCTTTATCTGTATCTTTACAATGTAATTCTGCCGAAAATATATTTTATAAAATAGCATCAGCAATGTTTGCGTTTATGTTTGGAATACTATATT